GCAAGGATTCATTAATCAAATCTTATATTAATAAAATATAATATTAATTATGTATGTTGTTTAGGTTACCACCAGCACTTAGGTCAGGATCATCCTGAAATTACTAAGGCTTATAAATAAATTAATTAATTAATTAAAGATATAAAATTAATGATTAACAAAAAACCATTGCAAAAGAAAGTTGAACTAGGATGCTATATGATAATCCCCTGCTAAGGTGCCTTCTAGGTCCATTGGTTTCAGGGGCTTATTTCCTGCAAAGTCATTAATAGGCCTCTTAGCTATACTATAATGAGCCTTCTTTGGGGGGATATGATTCTCGGGCATTTCAATACCCTTTCCATTATATACTCTCTGGTCCCCCTCATAGCAATATTGAGTAAGGTTCGTCTTCAACTTCGAACCAGGATATATTCTCTCAACCAAATCACAGTAAATAACTTGGTAAAGTTCAGGTTTTGCATTATCTAATGCATCGATCAACTGATCGATATCTTGGGATGTGATATTGTATCGTTGCCAGGCATAATCTAAAAAGTAATCATCTAAATTAATGTATCTGCGAGAATCCATACGATTAACATGACAGTGATCCCTCTCTTCAAGATTACAGTCATATTCAATATTGTATTCAATAACACCTTGTTTTAAAATGCGTTCCCAGAACCGAAGGAAAGCTCGATATAATGAGTAATTCTTACCCCAGGACAACAACTCTTGGTAATCTGCAAACAAAAGCTTATAATTTAAAATTCTTTCCTGGTGATAATCTGCATATGTATTAGAGCGTGTGTAAGGCGTCATTTGCAAAAATCTGTCTAACTTTCTCATCATAAAAATTTCGCCCTCATCAGTTTCTATAAAGTGACTGGATATATATTCAGCTTGCTTGATCGAGTTTGTAACTTCAAAAATCTTAGCTATCTGGCCTAGGCCATGCTGTACAGGCTCTAGCAAAGGTTGGGTAACAGGCTTAGTATATACGTATTTATAAGCATTGGTTATAAAATTATCCACATAACTGGCTTTAACTTTGGCTATAGCATCATCACCAGTTGTTTCACAAAACCAGTCGCGACCGTAAATCATGCCAGTCTTATAAGCAATATATTGAAGATAACACAACGAACGCCTTGAATTTCCATTAGAAGTTTTCATGGTCCCGGATGCCGTAGTGCCTTTCTGAACATAAGCCATGCGCTCATTATAAGAAATAATAATGTGGCATTTTATAACATTTAAAAGATCATCGAACTTACACCAATAAACATCATGGCGGATCCTTTCGGCGATTGAAAGATAAATAGCTTCATCAACTATCTGCATCAGTTCAAGATGTTGTGTAGAATCAAACGCAGAACCATCAACACACACATACCTGCTTTGGCCTAGTAGTTCCCACGATTCAAATCGCTTACAGTGGCCTTCATAACTTAAACCAGAACCGTAGGATTGGTTATAGTTACATTCGATGGCAGAAACGTAGTCGAAAAAAAGACCGCTAATGGCTTTACTAACATCATGCTGTTCCGTTACATTACGTGACTTCAACTTCATTTCGGGTAAGTTGTAGTCTATGGCGATCTTTTCATCCAACTTAACATGGTTTTTATAAAAGAATTCAAAAAAACTAAGTTTCTTTCCAAATTGTTTACCCTGATAATTGTCATAAGCTGAAAGGTATTGTATTCGTTTACTGGGTTTTTTACTGTTAAGCCAATCAAGAAAATTAGGCGTATGTGTATAATCATCCATCCATTTCATAAATTCAGGTATCTTGTGTTTTTTGAACCACAATGAAAAGTCTTCCAGGATTTTAGAATCAGGCCTGACATTGCCCGTAAACTGACGGTATGCCGCTTCAACCGACGTTCGATCACACTTGTGTATAACTCTAGGGGCATTTAAGAATGAATGTCCAGTAATTATAGGAGATTTTTGTTTTAGTAAATCGCACTTCTCTTTTGCATTACAAATACTAAGATTTAATTCTTCAGGCAAATACACTCCGTAATTTGGAAACTCTAAAGCTCTATTATGAGATGTAACAACATTAACTACATTGTCGGATGCCCACATCCTCGCACGATTCCACAAAAGTTTCCATAACATTAACTGATTAACCATCTCAAAAACATCATTATTTGTACACACAGTACTAACAATAACAGGATTAGTAGATAAAGAATACGGTATTTGCAATAGTGAGGTGAGCAGCATAACAGAAGCCCAATTCCGAGTCCAAAACAAAGTAGGAAACGTTACGATTATAACTAGGCAATACAAAAGCCATGTATGATTTTTGAAAAGTAAAGTGAAGCATAATATAACAAATATTTGAAAAACTGTGCTACAAGCAAACCGGGTATCCCAACCGTTGGTGTTAGATAAGCAACTAAAGCTATACATAATGCCAGCAAACAAAAATAATGCTGGAACAAAGAAAGTTAAGAAAAATTTGTCAAAAACGAAAACGCTAATTATAAAATACATTAGTCCCAATATTAGTATAGAAAGATAATAGGGGAAGCGCTGCCAAAAATTCCATCTATTCGCGGCGTCAAAAGCATAATTAGTCGTTTTAATAATAGAGTCAAAACTCCCTAAAAAACCTGCAGTAACTACTTCGTCATTTAAATTATGTGCAATATTAATATTTGACAAAGCCTTCATGCGCATTAGAACTATCGATAATTCCTCACATTTGCCTATGTCATAACCAGTTTTTGAATTCACCTGGGCGACAAATTGATCAAAAGCATTTATATTCAAGCGCCGGGGTACATGTTCATACAAATTGGCTATAATATCTTTGCTGACGGTGATTTTAGCTTCAAGCCGTATAGCCTTAAGTGCAGTTTGTTCATCCCACGCTGTACTTGCACCAACTACAACAAACTTGTCATCGTATATAATGACGTCACTACACTGATTAATTTTTAGTAGATTAATGTCGCAACTGTTCATACATTGTCTCTGCCACGTGCCCACATCTTTAACGATTACAAAGTTATTTTTGCTATCGGGGCGAATGGTTCTCTCAACTTAATTCTTCGTGATAGTTGATCAAAGGAACTACTAATTTGACTTGGCTCCACATAAATCACTTGAAATACAACATAAGCA